GACCAATTGAACAAGGCAATCGTGGACAATGCAATGGATGGTGCGACTCCTCGGTATTTTATCCGGGAGGATGGTACAATCAATATTCAGGAATACAATGATAAGTCCAAAAAATTTGTCCATGTAACAGGAAATATCGGTGAGGAGAATATCAGACCGATTGATTCAAAGCAATTAGATACGATTTATGTCAATTATCTTACACAGAAGATTGACGAATTGAAGTATGTGACAAGCAACCAAGACTACAACAACGGTGTTGCTCCATCTGGGATAACTGCTGCCTCTGCCATTGCGGCATTGCAGGAAACAGCCGGGAAGAATGCGAGAAGTACAAACAAAACATTCCACAGGGCGTTTCGTGATGTCTGTTATCAGATCGTAGAGCTTGTACGGCAATTCTATGATATACCAAGAACCTTCCGGATTCATTCGGACGGAATGCAGGAGGAGTTTATTCAGTACGATAACCGAGGCATCAGACCGCAGAAGATGCAGACAATGGGGATGGATTTTGGGTTAAGAGTACCGGAATTTGATATTGATATCACAAGCGAAAAGGCAAACCCGTATAAAAAGATGGAAATGAATGAGCTTGCACTTTCCTTCTATAACGCAGGATTTTTCAATCCGCAAATGACAGACCAGGCACTTGCTTGTCTGAATATGATGGATTTTAACAAGAAGGATGAAGTAATGCAGAAGATAAGCGAAAATGGAACTCTTGCAGAAATGCTGTTAATGTATCAGCAGATGGCATTGCAATTTGCGACACAGATTAGTCCGGAACTTGGGCAGGAAGTGGCAAACCAGATTCTATCTCAGGGCGGTCAAATGATTCCGCAGGATATGGGCGTGCAGGCAGATACAGGTGTTTCAGAGTCAGGAGCCACCAAAGAGCACCCTATAGTGGAACGTGCCAGAAGTGATGCAAGAGCATCTACGCAGGCAGATTAAAGAGGTGGAAACAACATGATAGAGATTACATTTCGTCCGGATACGTTTTGTTTGGATATTACAGGTCATGCCGGATATGGAAAACCAGGAGAGGATATTGTCTGTGCGGCGGTATCTACATTATTTTACACGTTGGGAGAAGCTCTATACCAATCATGTGAAATGTTGGATGGGGATTTTATCTTTTCGGACGAGAACGGAAACGGACAAATCTCCTGCAAACCAAAACAGGAGTATGAGGGCAATATTGCACGAACCTTCTGGACAATCTTAACCGGATTTGAACTGTTAGAAAAAAATTATAAAAATTTTATCAATTTGCGTGTAGTGGGGTAGAATTGAGTATTTTACTTGCTATATAATAACGATAAGAGGCTCGCATCCTTAACTGCAGACTTATTAAAGGAGCATTTTATATGCGGAAAAATGTATGGCTTAACCTACAGTTGTTCGGTGAGGGTGGTTCCGATGGTGGAGATGGTGGCTCTGCTTCCGTTACGACCGGAGAAGCTGTGGAAAGCAACGAATCAGGAGAAGAAAAGATACCAGCCTTTATCCCTGAAAAGGCAAAAAAATACTATCAGAAAGCGATGGAGAAAACTTCGGGAAGTACAACCGGGAAAACTGCAACGCAATCTGATAATGCTCAGACTACCAATGAGCAAGGTGCAACAGAGAGACTGTCATATGAAGATATGATTAAGTCTGAGGAGTACAAGGATGAACACAAGTCATACATGGACAAGACCATCAGAGATAGACTAAAAAAGTACAAAGGCATAGAGAAAAATCTTGAAAAACACAAGGAGCTTCTTGATACTGTAGCCTTTAAATACGGAGTCAATCCCGATTCAGATGATTTCTTAGAGGTACTTGCTGAAAAGATAAAAGCCGATGACTCATACTACGAAAACTATGCTTTGGAGCATGATATGTCGGCAGAAGATGCACGAAGAGTAGTTACCCTTGAAAGAAAAGCTGCTCAATACGATGCAGAACGAGAAGCACAAGCAAAACAGGAGAAGATGCGACAACACATCATGATTCTGCAACAGAATGCAGAAAAGACGAAAGCACAGTTTCCTGACTTTGACTTGGAAACCGAAATGCAGGACGAGAGATTCCGTAGGATTTGTGCGGCAACCAATGGAGACACTACTGCAGCATATACGACTTGCCATTGGAATGAAATCATTCCTGCTACTGTGCAGAAAGCATCGAGGCAGATTCAAGAACAAACTGCACAAGCGGTTGCATCAAATCAATCAAGACCGATAGAGAACGGTATGTCTTCTTCCGCTCCGTCTGTTGTAAAACAAGATTTTAGTAAAATGAACCTCAAGCAATTGAGAGCATTTGCAGAAGAACAACGACGAAAACAGACAGGGAGATAATGACAAAACCTCCCTGCATGACAAGGAGGAAACAATAATGAGAGAAAAATTTAACATTCAGCTTTTTGCTTGGACTGAAGGACAGGCAGGAGCACCTACTACAAACCCGGTTAATGTAACCACACAGTCTTCTATGTCGCCGACTATGAAGACCTTCTATGATACTGCACTTCTGGAGAACGCCAGAGAGGCGATGGTATTTACACAGTTCGGTGAAAAACAACCGATGAAAGGGAATAAGGTGGAATGGAGAAAGTTTAACACCTTTGCAAAGGCGTTGACACCATTGCAGGAGGGTGTTGTTCCGACCGGACAGACATTTGGAATGACAAATCTTGAAGCAGAAACCACACAACACGGTGATTTTGTTGCGGTATCTGACAGACTGGAATTGGAATCTTATGATGATGTCATTTTTGGAGCAACCGAAGAAATGGGAGCAGCAGAAGGAGAAACCTACGACACACTGACCCGTAACAATATCATTGGTGGTAACTGCGTTATGTACTGCCCGGATGGAGATACAGAAGTAACTTCAAGAAACGATTTGAATAAGAACTGTATTCTCACACCGGATGTGGTAAACCGTGCACAGACGTGGTTAAAAAAGAACAAGGCTCCGAAGATTGACGGATACTATGTTGCTTTAATTCATCCATCTGTGGCATATGACCTCAGAAACAGTGATGAGTGGAAGGAGTATCATAAGTATAACGATGTAGCTCCTATATTCAAAGGTGAAATCGGTGAGCTGCACGGTGTTCGTTTTGTGGAAACAAATAATGCAAAAATCTGGAAGCAAGATGACAGTACGGCAAAGTACGCTACTTTGTTCATGGGAGCAAAGGCATTCGGCATTCTTGACCCACAGGGCGAAGGAATGGAAATGATTATCAAGACTAAGGAGCAAATCGGAGGTCCGTTGAATCAGTTCGGGACAATCGGTTATAAGTTCTGTCATGGAGCAAAGATTCTGTACCAGGAAAGATTGCTTCGTGTAGAATCCGGTTCCAGTTTCGGAGATGTTGATGAGGCAAACTAAATATATAAGGGGCAGATTCGCCAACTGTTCCTTATGAATGGTAACTAACAGGAGGTAAATCATGGCAGACACAACTAAAAAGGCAGATAATGCTACAAAAAGAAATACAGAACCAGCTAAGCTCCCGAGAGCAAAAGGGAAAAATGCCGTTCAGGAAGAATTCTTTTCGGTAAACGGCAGAAATTACATTCTCCAACGGGGAGTAACGATTGAGGTTCCGTCAGAGGTTGCAGAGGTTATCCGGAACGGAGAAAAGGCGGAAGAGTATGCATTGAGCTATTCTGAAGACCTTGTAAAAGCTGAAGCAGACAAGATGAGAGATTTCGGTATCAATTAAATTCAGAGAAGTGAGGTAAGCATTATGCAATATATCTCACTTCTTTTTGTAAGAAAGGAGAGAGCTTATGACAATCAAGGAATGTATTGATATGGTAGACAGCATTAAACCAAATCAGTACACAATAAAAGAAAAAGTAATGTGGCTTTCATTTCTGGATGAGCTTATCATAAATGATGTGTTAAAGACACATGAAGGGTATGATGGCAGATATGATGCGTTTGAGGGTTATTCCGAGGATAAATTGACTGTAAAATTGATAATACCAAGTCCGTATGACCGTGTATATACTGCGTATCTGAAGATGAAGATTGACGGTGAAAACGGAGAAACAGCAAGGTATAACAATTCAATGGTCCTGTATAATTCCTATCTTCTTGAATTTAAAAAGTGGTATAACAAAACGCATATGCCGCTTGATGTAACGGGCAGGATGGATAATTTTTTTCATCCAAAGACTGCGGATGGAATTTCGGAGGCGGAATTTGAGAATCTGAAAAAGGAATTAACCTTTATTCTTACTGAGTATTTTAGTGGGGTTTTGTCTCATGATAAGGTTTATGATGTTGTAAATGAATTTGTTCAGAACAACTTATCTTTATTGAAAGGTGCTGATGGCTATACCCCAAAAAAAGGTGTTGACTATTTTACCGAAGCTGAAGTAAATGAGTTTTTGGTTAAATTGGGAGAGACGAAGGTTGACAAGGTGCAAGGAAAGGGTCTTTCATCAAATGATTTTACGAATGAAGCAAAGGAAGCCATACTGAATCTGTCCAAGGATTATCAGTCTAAATTAATCTTTGACACCGAACCGAAAGAAGATAGTGAGAACCCTGTCACCTCTGATGGCGTGGCAAAAGCTCTGGGTGAAAAGGTTGATAAGGTTGAGGATTATGGTTTGGCGCAGTTACGTTGGTATGATGTATCTGATGAATATGAAATAGGAGCAGAAGTATTAGAGCTATTTATCAAAGATGGTCAGTTCGGTACATTTCCCAATTTTGTTACGTTTGAAAATTTACGCAACGAGGTTCGTAAAAACGATAAATTGCTGGAAGAGAATAAGGTCGATAAAGAACCTGGCAAGGGTCTCTCCACCAACGACTTCACCGATGCAGAAAAAACGCAGCTTTTTAATCTAAAAAGGGCGTATGTGTTTATTGGGTCATATGGTAGTATAAGTGAGGCTGAATTGGTTGTCCCAGACCAGATATTGAAATATACTCCTGTTTTTAACTATTTAGGTGAGGATGTTGAGTTTTCTCAGCCCTACAACTATAGCCCGTATGGTATCAAAGTTTTAGACCAAGGGGTCAAAGAAATTTCTTCCGGAGTATTTAAGAATTATTTGTCAATATCGCAAGATGAAGCAATCATTTTCAAGGTTGGTATGCCGGTTTCAATTCATGTGCAGGATGGAGATGGTAACTTTTTTACTGTTAATGATACAATTCACACTATTATTTTTGGGAACAATGTAAATATTAACAGGACTACAGCAGACTTAATATTGGAAAATACCTCGTCAGATATTGTGGGAACAACCGTTACTGGCATTGACTGCTCACCGACAGTAATGATTCGGACGGGGGATAACGTAGCGGTTTTACACATTGCTGGAAGAAAATTTTTTGAAGTTCTCAGCCATGATTATGGTGAGGAAATGAATGTTTTGCAGGAAGAATATAAAGTAATGAATGCACAGGTGCAAACAAAAGCCGACAAACAAATGGCAGTGCCTTCTACCGTAAAAACCGGGAATCCGCTTGTACTTTCTGATCAGCTTGCAGGAGAGTGTTTGCAATTCTTCCGGATTTGTGGCGCATCGGATGGAGTCGGAGATTTGACCGATTCAGGGAAGTATCAGATTCCAATAAAGCTGTACGGAAAAAACCTGGTTAATTCTTCAATTTTTGCTGCAGATTTTGATTTGCAGGAGGACGGAAGCTATCGGGCAAATAAAATCATCAGC